AGGAGAAGTCAACATTGAAGATGGTACTATTACTCCAGTAGGGTAATTTTCTATACTGGTTCGAGCATTTCCTGGATATTTATTATTGACTTTAATTCATCATGGTTTTGATGAAAAAGTTCATATTTATATATAACAATAATAATCTAGAAAATAATGGCTGAAGCAATAGTATCACCAGGTGTATTTCAACGAGAAACCGACCAATCATTCATAACCCCTACTCCTGTAGAAGTAGGAGCAGCAATTGTAGGCCCCACAGTTAGAGGACCAGTAGAACAACCCACAGTAGTAGGTTCATTTGCCGATTATAAAAATAAATTTGGCACAACTTTTACTTCAGGTTCTGAAAATCTTGAATTTTTTACCTCAATAGCAGTTCAAAAATTCTTCTCTAACGGAGGTAATGCTATGTTAGTTACTAGAGTAGGAAGTGGTTCATTCACAGCTGCAGAAAGTACCAACATCACAGCATCATTAAATATTGGCGGAGGAGATGGTGTAGGCGCTACAGATCCTTTTACCCTAAAAACTATAGGAAAGGGAGTAGTAATGAATGCCGCAGAGGATGCTACATCTGCAGGCACTGAATATTCTGATGGTTCTTTAGAAACCGGATCTGCTGATAATTTAAGGTGGGAAATTACAGGGGTTAACAATAATGCGGGTACATTTAATCTAACTGTTAGAAGAGGAGACGATAATTCAAATAATAAAATTGTTCTAGAAACATTTGTAGGATGTAGTTTAGACCCTAAATCAGGAAATTATATATCAAAAGTAGTAGGTGATCAATTTATCACTCAATCATCTTATGAAGGCCAAACAGTACTTAGAGTAAAAGGAGATTACCCAAATAAATCTAAATTTATAAGAATTGATGCAGTAAACCTTAAAACAACCAATTACTTACTAAATGATGGTTCTGTAGGGGTAGATGCAGCTGGTATATCTTTGAGTGGTAGTTTACCACAATCAGGAAGTGGATCATTCCACTCAGCAACGGGTACTAATATACCGGGTGATAAAGCACTATTACTATATGAAAACATAAATGCCTCAGACTCACAAGGGTTAGACACTGGATCATATACAACAGCATTTAATATTCTTAAAAATAAAGACGAATATAGATTTGCTACCTTAACTACACCAGGAATTTATCAACAACATTATGCTGCAGTAGTAGCTGAAGCAATTGAACTTTGTGAAGTAAGAGGAGATTGTTTTTACATAACAGACCTGGTACCTTATGAGTCAACAGTAGCTACTGCAACTTCAGAAGCAGGTGAGTTAAATACTAACTTTGCAGGGACTTATTGGCCCTGGGTTCAAGTACCCTCAGCTGAATTAAGTAGAAATGTATGGTGTCCTGCTTCAACAGTAATGCAAGGAGTTTATGCAGCTAATGATAAAATAGCAGCTCCATGGTTTGCACCTGCTGGTCTAAACAGGGGAGGTCTACCAATTGTAAGAACAGAATTTAAAGTAACTCAAGCTTTAAGAGACACATTATATGATAATAAAATCAACCCAATCGCTACATTCCCAAGAGTAGGACCTGTAGCATACGGTCAGAAAACACTCCAGAAGAAAAAAAGTGCTTTAGATCGTATTAATGTAAGAAGATTACTTATATCTCTTAAAAACTTCATAGGAGATACTTCTAAAAACCTAGTATTTGAACAAAATACAACAGTAACTAGAAATAGATTCTTAAACGCAGTTAATCCATTCTTAGAATCAGTTCAACAAAGACAAGGATTATTTGCCTTTAGAGTAGTAATGGATGAATCAAATAACACAGCTGATGCTATAGATAGAAACCAATTAGTAGGTCAAATATTTATCCAACCAACTAGAACAGCTGAATTTATAATCCTAGATTACACTATCCAACCAACAGGAGCTACATTTAATGACTAAAAGTTAAAAAACTCTATATTTATAATAAAATAACAACACAATGGCAATACTTAGCTCAGCAGATATGTTTTTTACGGCTTACGAGCCCAAATTACAAAATAGATTTATATTTTATATAGATGGCATCCCAGCATATCTTATAAAATCTGCAGAAAAACCAAAATACACAGCAGAAGAAGTAGTTCTTGACCACATTAACGTGAAAAGAAAAGTAAAGGGCAAATCAGATTGGTCTCCAATTTCTTGTACATTATATGATCCAGTAACACCTTCAGGAGCACAAGCAGTGATGGAATGGGTTCGACTCCATCACGAATCAGTAACAGGTAGAGATGGTTATTCTGATTTTTATAAAAAGGAAATTAGATTTAATACTTTAGGACCTGTTGGAGATGTTGTTGAAGAATGGATTTGTAAAGGAGCTTACATAACTAGTGCTGAATTTGGAAGTGGTGATTGGACATCATCTACCCCTATGGAAATTAGTTTAACAATTGCTATGGATTATGCAATTTTAAATTACTAAGATTCTTAACATAAATAAATTAAGAGGTGCGCAAGCACCTCTTTTTTTTACATATGTATATGCAAACATACAAAAGTTATAAAATGGAAAATAAACAACTATTCCCCACTGAGGAAGTTACTTTACCCTCAAAAGGATTAATTTATCCTAAAGAAAATCCACTTTCAAAAGGCGTACTTGAAATGAAGTATATGACTGCTAAAGAGGAAGATATCCTTACAAATGGAAGTTATATTAAAAATGGAACTGTCGTAGATAAATTATTAAAATCTTTAATAGTAACACCTATTGATTATAATGACATAGTAGTAGGAGACAAAAACGCAATTATGATTGCTGCTCGTGTTTTAGGATATGGTAAAGATTATACTTTTACTATAGATGATGAGGAACACACTGTTGATCTTACTGAAGTAAAAGATAAAGAATTAAATGAAAAAGATCTTTTATCTAAAGGTCAAAATGAATTTGAATTTACTCTTCCTACAATTAAAAAAACAATTAACTTTAAACTTCTTACTCATGGTGATGAAAAAAAGATTGATAATGAAGTTAAAGGGATTAAAAGAGTTAAAAAAGGAGAATCTCCAGAATCTAGCACTCGATTAAAACACATGATAGTATCAGTGGATGGTGATTCAGAGCGCAAAACTATAAGAGAATTTGTAGATAATCAGCTACTAGCACGTGATGCTAGAGCCTTAAGACAATACATTAAAGCAATCCAGCCTGATGTAGATTTATTATTTGAACTTGAAACAGAAGCTGGAGAAAAGGAGGTCAGGGTTCCAATTGGGATCACGTTTTTTTGGCCTGACACCGAATTATAAGTTTCAAGTTTACCAGGAAATACATGACTTAGTATATTATGGAAATGGAGGTTTTATATACTCTGAAGTATATATTATGCCCATCCATATCAGGCGTTACCACATTAAAAAAATAAATGATCTTCATGAAGAACGTAATGAGGAAGAACAAAAAGCTATGAATACTTCTAACCAAACTATGCAGAAACTTGCTAAAATGCCTAAAGTAAAATAGAATTAAATTTTTTTATATTTATATCCAACAATAATACTATCTAATGGCTAAAATAAATGATGTTGACAAGGCAGGTAAGGATATAAAAAATACCTTTTCTGAAATAGGTAACCTTATTGGTGAATTAAATAGTAGCCTAGAGAAAACTCTTTCTCTAACTAAAGGGGTATCTAATAATCTTTCCGAAAGTAATGATCTTACTAAAGAATTTATGGATAGTGAAGCCAATTTAAAAGGCTTAAAAGAAACATTAGCAGGCTTAGATGAGGATAAACAGAAGAAGCTTGAGGATGCCTTAAAAACGGGTAAAGGATTAAACCATGAATTAACTAAAGAGTTAGGCCTTCAAAAACATATAGGAAAATTAGCAGGAACTTCTGGTAAGGCAAAATTGGATTACTTAAATAGACAAATCAAATTACAGGATGAGTTAAAAGCAAAACAGGACAAAGATGCTGCCGATAAGAAAAAGAAGGAAGATTCGGCCAAAAAGAGACAGGAATCTTTTGATAAAATGAAACACGCAGCTGCGGATGTTTTCTTAACCCAACTAATGGCTACTGATAAAGAAACTACAGCAATGGCTCGTAGTTTAAATATGTCAAAAGACGAGGCTATAGGTATAAAACAACAATTTGCCGTAATTGCTGCCACCTCAGGAGATATAGCAATAAATTCTATAAGATTAGGTAAAGCTAACGCTGGTCTTAATGCTCAATTAGGAACTGGTGTTCAGTTTAGTGGGGATATGCTAACAACTTTCTCCAAACTTACTGAAATAGTAGGAATTTCAGCTGATGCAGCTGGTAGTTTGGCATTCCAGGGCCAAATGGCAGGCCAAAGTTTTAGAGAGGTAGAGGAAAATGTATTAGGAGCATCTTATGAAATGCAAAGGGGAGTAGGCATCCAACTTGATATGAAGGGAGTATTAGAGGCAACAGGTAAAGTTACAGGTCAAGTAAGAGCAAATCTAGGAGCAACCCCCGAATTAATAGCAAAAGCAGTAACTGCAGCTAAATTATTAGGAGCAGAATTAGATACTATAGTAAATGCTGGTAAAGCACAATTAGATTTTGAAAGTAGCATAGCAAATGAAATGGAAGCTGAACTTTTAACGGGTAAGCAGTTGAATCTAGAAAGAATGAGGTCAGCAGCTTTAGCCGGGGACCAAGTAACAGTAGCCGAAGAATTAGCTAAAAATGTAGGAACACACGGAGAATTTATGAAAATGAATGTCCTCCAACAGGAAGCATTGGCTAAGGCTATGGGGATGAGTACAGATTCTATGGCAGACATGTTATTTAAGCAAGAAACTATGGGCATGAATGCTAAAGAACTTAGGGCTCAAGGTAAAGGTGAATTAGCAGATAAATTAGAGCAGTTAGATACACAAGATAAAATAGCATTAGCCCAAGAAAAATTCCAAGCAATGGTAGGGGATTTAGCTACTCTAATTATGCCAGCAGTAACTGCATTTGGGTCTATAGTTGAATTTCTTAGCGAATCAAAAGTAGCAATGATAGGCTTGGTTGGAATAATGGCTGTATTAGCTACATTATCTGTAGCTGCTTCTATAGCAAACATTATGTCTTCTTTTGGTATGGTTCCTTTTGGTATAGGAATCCCCCTCGGTATAGCAGCAGTAGCAGGAATGATAGCTATGGTAGGGGCAGCTGCATCTTCTGTTCCTAAAGTAAAAGACGGATTCTCTCCATCAAGCAAGGGTCCATTTACAATTATGGATAATTATGGTGGTATGGCTAAAACAACTCCTGGTGATAACCTACAAGTAGGTCCAGGAGCAAGTGCTAAATCTTCATCACAACCTATAGTAGTTCAAAATAATTGGGACGCATTCGCTGCATCTAATGGTAATGGAAGAAAAGGATTAGGAGGAACTCAATCACTTCAAGCGAGTCCTACCTTTGCTTAATATTTATAACAAAACAACACAATCATGGCAATTAAAAATTTAGAATCAATCCACGACTTAGTCCAAGATGGAGAAGTCAACAACATGGAATCCCAAACAGGCCCCGCATTTCCAATTGTAGGTCCTGATATAGAAAGGGGCTTATCACCCTTTAATATCCCAGCGGGATCACAACTACACGGCGGTCCCTTAGTTGACCAAGCTGGTAGATCATTAGTAGGTCCCTCATATCAAGGGATTTATGGGGGTGTTTCAAATCCTTCTTCTTTAGATACAGATGGAGTAACTCCAGACCTTTACACAGACAACCTACCTGATTAAGGGTTTATGGCAATATCCTTACAAAACATTTTAAGATTTGCCGAAAATTCGGGACAAAACCCTGATGGATCTCCTTTTGACCAAAGGTCATTAGGTTATGGAGATAACCCACCATTAGTACTTAAAGACCTTCCTAAGGTAGATCAAGAAACTAACGGGGCATTAGATTTAATAGGCCAAGTAACTGACAACTTTGTAAGAGGGGGTGCTTTAGGGTTAGGTAATGCTGCTATTGATGACCTAAAAAGATTAGGTAAAGTTTTAATTAGCCCAAATGGCTTAGCTTGGTCAGCAGCACAAATAGCATTAGCTAAAACAAATCCCTTAGGTCCCATTTTACCTTCAAGTGAAAGTACTGATCCTGACGCAGGATTTGTCCAAAAAACTATAGCTAAACTAAAGGAAGGACCTAGAAATAGGCAATCTAATTTTCTCGGTGCTATGACATTACTAACAGCTGGAACAGGGGCTGCAGGTATTAGATTTAGAAAAGACGGCTTAGTAGATACAAATACAGAATCAGGATATAATTATGATAAAAATAAAGGAGGACCTAAATATGAATCTAGTTTATTAGAAGTAATAAATAAAGGGACAGAAATTTCCTCAGATCATACTCTCCATGGAGTATGGACTAATATAAATTTAAGGGGAGGATTTGAGGGTAGAGAAGATTTAATTTTAAGTTACCCAGGAGGTCCTCATTCAACATTTGGTATTGGAAATACTGAAATAAAAAAATTCAAAAGCAACCCTTATAATCCAGTTGATAAAACACTTGGCCAAACAGAACAAGCAGGATATTTATTTTC